AACCTTCTCAAAGAACGTGCAGAAACGGGTCGCATCTACATTATGAATATTGATCACTGCAATTCTCACTCTTCCTTTAAGGATAAAGTGAACATGTCAAATCTTTGTCAGGAAATTACTCTTCCTACAGACCCTCTTCAGCATATTGACGATACAATGGGTGAGATTGCTCTCTGCATTCTCTCTGCTATTAATGTCGGTAAAGTGAAATCTGATGAGGAACTTGAAGAACTTTGTGACCTTTCTGTTCGTGGTCTCGAAGAACTGATTGATTATCAAAAATATCCCGTAGAAGCGGCAGAAATCGCCACCAAGGCACGTCGTTCTCTTGGTATAGGGTTTATTGGTCTTGCACACTATTTGGCAAAACTTGGGTTCAATTACGACTCACAAGAAGCATGGGATGCAGTTCATGGTCTTTCTGAATCTTTCCAGTATTATCTTCTGAAAGCATCCAACCAACTTGCCAAAGAGAAGGGATATTGTGAATACTTTGGTCGTACTAAGTATGCTGATGGTATTCTTCCCATTGATACATACAAAAAGGACGTAGACGAAATCTCATCTATTAATCTTCAGCATGATTGGGAAGAACTTAGAGCATCAATCTTGGCTTACGGTCTCAGGCACTCAACATTGTCCGCACAGATGCCATCGGAGAGTAGTTCCGTTGTGTCAAATGCAACCAATGGAATCGAACCACCTAGAGATTACTTGTCCATTAAGAAGTCGAAGAAGGGTCCACTCAAACAGATTGTTCCTCAGTATCAAAGTCTTAAGAACAACTATACGTTGCTCTGGGATATGCCTAGCAATACTGGTTATATTAATATTGTTGCTGTTATGCAGAAATTCTTCGATCAAGCGATTTCTGGAAACTGGTCGTATAATCCAGAGAATTATGCCAATAATGAAGTTCCTACTTCAGTGATGGCAAATGACTTTTTGACTACATACAAGTACGGGTGGAAGACTTCTTATTACCAAAACACTTATGATATTAAGACTGATGAGGTAGTAGAAGAAAAACCCAATCTTCAAGATTTGCTAAGTGAGTTAAGTTCAGTAGAGGAGGGGGAGTGTGAATCCTGTGCAGTTTAAAATTTCTTCCACGGAAGACCAACAAACACAAATTAAAGGCATGACAGTTTTTAACACTGAACAAGTGAATACCAAAAAGCAACCAATGTTTTTTGGTAAACCTCTAGGAGTTCAAAGATACGATTCATACAAATATCCCGTATTCGATAAGCTAACAACTCAGCAACTTGGATACTTCTGGAGACCCGAAGAGGTGTCTCTCCAGAAGGATCGTGGAGATTATCAAACACTTCGTCCAGAACAAAAGCATATCTATACTTCTAATTTGAAGTATCAAATTATGCTTGACTCTATTCAGGGTCGTGGTCCTGGTATGGCATTTATTCCTTATTGTTCTCTACCAGAACTAGAGGCATGTATGGAAGTATGGGGATTCATGGAAATGATTCACTCACGTTCATACACTTATATTATCAAAAATGTTTATTCGGACCCAAGTGAGGTGTTTGATAAGATTGTGACCGATGAACGTATTCTGGAGCGTGCTAAGAGCGTTACAGAGTCTTATGATGATTTCATTCAATCATCGCAGCAATATGGTGTATCTGATACTTGGATACACAATCTCGAAGGAGTATCATACGCAAAGGAAACTCTAAATGACGTTAAAAGAAAACTCTATAGAGCAATCGCAAACGTTAATATTCTTGAAGGTATTCGCTTCTACGTTAGTTTTGCTTGTAGTTTCGCCTTTGGTGAACTTAAGCTTATGGAAGGATCCGCTAAGATCATCTCTCTTATCGCAAGAGACGAAAACCAACACCTAGCAATCACTCAAAATATTTTGAATAAATGGCGTGATGGTGATGATCCAGAAATGAAGCAAATCATGAAAGAGGAGGAAGAGTGGACATATGCAATGTTTGATCGTGCTGTAAATGAAGAAAAGCGTTGGGCAGATTATCTGTTCAAAGATGGCAGCATGATTGGACTTAATGACAAATTACTACAACAGTATGTTGAGTGGATTGCAAACCGTAGACTAAAGGCAATTGGGCTTAAACCCCAATATGATATTGCGGCAAACAATAATCCACTTCCATGGACTCAGCACTGGATTTCCTCCAAAGGACTTCAAGTGGCACCCCAGGAAACGGAAATCGAAAGTTATGTCGTAGGAGGCATTAAGCAAGATGTTACCAAAAATACTTTTGCAGGATTCCAACTATGATGAATGGTGCGAACAAGAAATCATAAATGCATATAGAGATGCAGCAGAGTGTGATGAGTTCATGTTTGGTGATTATGACTATTGTAAAGAATGGTTAGGCGCAAATAACTGATTAATTATAGATAAAGGAGGTAACGCCTCCTTTTTTTATGCCTAAAAATCAACTTACTAAAGACGAAATAAAAATTCGCGTTCTGAAATTAAAAGACCGATTATATCGAGACCAACCAGGTTGGGACTCCAAAGGACTTGCTCATAAATATCTCAACGAAGTCCTTGATATAATTGATGAGTACAGATATTGACTATGAAAACCCTTGGACCTACAATGGAAAAGTATTTGGTTCAGGTGATATTCAAGATTATTTTGGTTTTGTATATCATATACATTGCGATAAAACTAGTCGCAGCTATATTGGTAGAAAATATTTCTGGAGTTTCCGCACACCAAAAGGCAAATCTAGAAAAGTTAAATCGGAGTCAGACTGGAAAAAATATTACGGTTCATGCCCAGAACTCAAAGAGGATATAGAAAAATATGGTAGGGAGAATTTTGCGCGCACTATTTTATCATTACATAAAACAAAGGGCAAAACAAACTTTGAAGAAACAAGGCAACTCTTCTTCAACAATGTCCTCACAGAAGGACTTGACGACGGAACGCCGAGGTACTACAATAGCAACATCCTCAACCGATACTTCCGAAAAGATTATTATGACCGCAACGACTGAAGATATTGTTGCTCACGTTAGGTCGTGGTCTCTTGACCGTGCTGCTGATATGAGTGTTGATAAAGAGGATGCTCGTGCTATTCTTGCTGAGTTCTATGAGTGGATTGAACCAGAAAGTGATGAACTGGAAATTGTCTCTCTAGAACCAGAAGATTGACAAAATCTAAATAAAAACTTATAATGCTAATAACCCACCTAAATGGTGGGTTTTTTCATAATGAGACTTTGATTGACATTTAGAGCCTAGGAGATTGCCCCTTGAGAAAGGGGAAGTGCGCTTTCTCTATTAGGATGTAGAGTTCTATTAATTTTAATGCTTAACTTCTTTACTGTAGCCGTTCCTTTAGCAGCAATGGTTACAACCAATATGGCATCACTGCCTTTCTCTAGTTATAAACTACAAGGTCCTCCTCCACCAGTGGACAATCCTTATTCAATTATTAAAAAGTTTGAACATGAGAAGACAGCAATCCTAGAGGTTGCACCACCAAAGCCGAAAGAGAAAAGGCTAATTTGTAAAGGGTGTAATGAATATGAGAATGCTACCCTGGCATTTTTCCAGGAACGTGGTATTAAAGACAGAAACGCCCTTGCTACTATCCTGGGCAATATTAAGCAAGAATCTATGTTCGTGCCTAATATTTGCGAAGGTGGTAGTAGGACCAGTTATCATAACTGCGGACGTGGTTATGGTCTGATCCAATGGACATCTGCCGATCGTTATTATGGATTGGGTGATTTCGCTAAGAAGTTTGGTGGTTCTCCATCAACACTTCCAACGCAACTTCGTTATCTAACGACTGAGGTTCAATGGCAACGTATCGAAGATAGGATGAAAACTCCTGGTAAGTCTATCGATCGTTACATGAACTATGCGTATAGTTGGATTGGTTGGGGCATTCATGGTGCTCGCACTTCGTATGCTCATGAGTATGCTTCCAAACTGATCACGGTAGAGGTTTGATAAAATAGAATATAACAACTGAATAATAAATACAGAGGAGTGTTGCTACTCCTCTTTTTTTATGTTTAATTTTAACTTTGCAAAGAAGAAACCAGATAGAAACCAGATACTCCTCATAAGCGTCATACTCAGTGGTATCGTAGCAACACTCTCACAATGCTCAGGAACGTCCTCAGAGCGCCTCTGGGACCTCTTAGACGAGGTTCAGAGGAGTCTGTTTCCTCAGACCATAATCAACGATGTTCTGCTTCAAGATCCTGGTGTGGTGGAGAAGAGAGTTGAGAGAGATGTTGATAAAGCCATTCATGAGTATGAACGCTTGACAGGAGACTATGAGACGCCTAGAATACCTTTGTCGAGGTTGATAGAGAAGGCTCTAGATACTTCTAAGTGTTATACTGAAGAGTGTAAGAAACTTGGAGGAGAAATGAGACTCTGTTCACCTTGGATGGATGGATGCTTAGACAGTTCTACAACTGACCTAAGTAAGTAGACAAAGATTCTGAATCAGTGTATTATTAAAAGGTGGTTGAGAGATCACTTGACAATCAAATCTAAGTCTGGTATGATTGTCTCATGAGCAACAGAGGTCCAAACTCTGTGTAAGTCTCACCCCTCCTATGCCTCTCAACGATGCACAAACCTGGAGGTCTCTTGGGCAAGTAGCATAATGGATAATGCAGCATCCTTCTAAGATGTCGATTGTGGGTTCGAGTCCCTCCTTGCCTGTTGGAGTTTATCTCCATATATAAAAGTGATAGAGGGTAAGCCTCTGTTATATCCTTATGAGGTATATTACGCTTACTCCATCTTGCCCTTGTATTCCAACGGTAGAGAAGGTGGACTTAGAATCCATACAGTGTAAGTTCGAATCTTACCAGGGGCACTTGACAATCAAACTTAAATAGTTTATGATTGTCTCACAAGCGGAGTTAGTTCAGCGGTAGAACGCTATCCTTCCAAGTTAGATGTCGTCGGTTCGATTCCGATACTCCGCTCTGAACCTTCGGGTTCTTTATGCACACAAACACACAGGATTATGACTATGACACCTTACGAACTTCGTTTTGAAATATTTAAGCAAGCATACAATATGCTAAATGACCAGTTCAGTATTGAAATGGATACTGCTCGTTATTGGAATGCAAATTCTGCAAATACTGTGAAGATGGATTATCCAGAGTTTCCAACTCTACAAGATGTCCTTAAGCAAGCAGAAACGATTAATGATTTTGTAAGTTCTAAGTAATAGAACATTCCCCTGTAGCTCAGCGGTAGAGTCGTCGGCTGTTAACCGATTTGTCGCAAGTTCGAATCTTGCCGGGGGAGTATGGGAGATTGGCGCAGCGGTAGCGCAGCTGCTTTACACGCAGACGGTCATTGGTTCGAATCCGATATTTCCCACTTGCATAAATACTTGAAAAAGAGTATAATGGAAAAACTGTTTAAACTATTAAGTGATGCTCAGTCGTCACTTTTTGTTTTATTTCATAAAACTTGGACATTTCATTGGAATGTAGTTGGTGAAGATTTCACACAACTTCACCAACTCTTTGGTGGGCAGTATGAGACTATGTTTGAAGAGATTGATCGTCTCTCTGAACATATGAGATACTTAAATGTAAAACCATTAAGTTCTCTTTCACGAATGCTTGAAGTGACTCAAATCAAAGAGTCTGCAAGTTCAACTGGAGCAAAAGAAATGCTTCAGGAACTTCTGGATAATAACACCAAGTTTTGTGAGTTAATGGCAGAGATTTCGGAAGAAGCAGAAGAACAAAAGTCTTATGCAACTGCCAATCTAGTTCAAGACTTAATGGAATCTCATGGTAAATTTGTATGGATGCTAAGATCACATTTACAGTGATAAGGATGAAGAAAAATGATTTCAATAAGATGCAAAGATTGCAATAAAGAATTAACAGGACACCAGACAAAAACAGTGACATGTGGTTGTCCGAATATGGCAACAATTCGTGGAGATAAGATTTCAGCACTTGACTTATCTCGCATTGTTATGTTAAACTCTTTAAAAGAAAATCAAAATAAAAGTGTGCTTACTTCTCAAGATATTGCCTGGCAAGAAGCACGTCGTCAACGTAAAGTGAAACGACTTGATTTTGAAGTCCGCTGAGGGCTAAATAATACCAGTATACTAAACTAGTATGTTTGAAAATCTTCCTCCAGTAACACAAGGATCTTTAGGTTTATCTTATGCTATTGCATATCTAACTAAAAAAGGTTATAATGTTTCTGTTCCTCTCGTTGATAATCAGAGTTATGATTTAGTTTGTGAAGTTGAAAATAAACTAAAAAAAGTTCAAGTTAAAACAACCAGATTCAAACAAAATTCTAATTATTGTATTCAACTAAAATCAGTCAGAGCAAATCGAACTGAAAACAATATACATAAGTTTGATAATAAAGCATCTGATTATTTGCTTGCAGTTACTGAAATAGGTGATATATATTTTATCCCAACTTCTGATATTGAAGCAAAAAACTCATTATCTTTAGGACCAAAATATGAGTCTTATAAAGATAGACTATAAGGAGAGTCAATCCGATTGGTGACGGAACCGCTCTTGAAAAGCGTTGAGGTGTTAAAGCCCTTGGGCGTTCGACTCGCCCACTCTCCGTTTAAAAAGTTTAAGATAAATTACAAATTTAATAATTCCTTAATGAGTGTTACGTAATGAACACAATTGGTTGACATTTAAAAGTCTGTGATTAGTATATAGTAGTACTATCACTAAAAATCCCAATGGATCAACATACATATGAGAATTGGGTCAAAATCAAAGAAACATTTGAAACTTCTGGTAATACTGATAATATGTTTTACAAAAGAGCCGTTCAAATTGTTAAAACAAGAATCGATCCTCTTGCAAAGTTTCTTGGAGACGAGAAATGATGGAACCTCAAGACGAATTTATTACACGTTCTGAAGTTCAGGAGATGATCGATGCTGCAATACGACGACACAACCGTAAT